AGATTCAGGGCGAGGAAGTGCTGACGTGGCGCGGTGTTCCGATCCGTGAAACCGACGCTCTTTTGAACACCGAAGCGGCCATCGCTTAATCGCTGCACTGACAGGAAAGGACACTCACATGATCTTCGACAACACCCTGCTCTTCAGTGACGCACAGGCGATCACTGCGAACGCGCCCTCGACCAACGTGGTCGATCTCGGCAACACCGGGACGCCTTATGGCGGGCGCAAGCTCGTGGCCGACTTCGGCAAGGGGAAGAAAATCCCCCTGTTCGTCTTCGTCACCGCGAACTTCAACACGCTGACCAGCCTGACGGTCATTCTGGAAACCGACAGCGTGGAGAACTTCGCAACGCCGAAGGAGGTCGCATCCAAGACCTACCTGCTGGCCGAACTCACCGCTGGCAAGGAACTGTCGTTCCCTGACAGCCTGCTGGAAGGCACCGATGAGCGCTACGTGCGCTTGCGCTATGTTGTCACCGGCACCAACCCCACCACTGGCGCGATCACCGCAGGTGTCGTCGCGGCCCGCCAGACCAACTTCGCGAGGCACTTCTGATGGTAACGAAAGCTGAAGCCAAGGACGAGGGTGCAACCCCTCGTCCGACCGGCAAGAACTCGGAGCAGGATGCTGAGATCGCAGCCCTCAAGGCGCAGATCGAAACGCTGACTGCGATGGTAACGAAGGCACCGAAGGCCGCAGGCGCGCCGACCAGTAAGGCTGCTTCCGAAGCGGTCATCGCCGCGCGCTCGGACAAGCCCAAGACATACCGCGCCTTGCAGGCTGGCACCGATCTCACGCAGGGCTATATCCCTGAAGGGACGGTGTTCACCACCACGCAGCCGCAGGGTTCGTGGATGGAGCCGGTCGAAGACTAATCCCCCTCGGGGGCGTCACGGGGAGGGGGTCGAGAGATAGGAAGCTCTCGGCCCCCTTTTCACAGGAGAGCACCATGCACCAGTCGCGCACCCTCAACTTCACCCGCCAGCCGGTTCGCATCCCACAGCAGCAGCCGCCGCGTGTCGTTCCGCCGCCGCCGCCCGAAGATTCAACACCCGAACCCGATCCCGCATAAGGCCCGCACACAGGAGGCATCATGGCAACCGTCACTCTTCCCCACTTCAACGTGACCCCGACCTTCCAGAACATCGTCGCGACCATCGCAGGCGCTGGCAGCGTGGACGTTAAAATCCAGAATGTCGGCGATGCTGATGTCGAGATCGTCACCAAGGCATCGGGCGGCGCTCCTGACATCGACACGACCACCGGCATGATTTTCCGCCCCCGCGAGAGCTTCACCTTCAACGCTGCGCAGATTTGGGTTCGCACGCGCGGCGGGCGCGGCGGCAGGGTTTCCCTTCTCACCACCTCGTAAGGAGCCGCCGTGAGCACCGCTCTCATCACCGCCTGCAATTCCGCGCTTGGCCGCATCGCCAAAGGGACGATTACGGCGCTCGATGAAGATAGCGTCGAGGCGCGGTATTGCCTGATCTACGCGCCCGAAGTTCTCGACGAAATGGCCGACTGGACGCACTGGCCGGAAATGGTGAAGCGCGTGGCTCTGGCTGGTGTCGAGAACGACCGGCCTGCCGAATGGCTCTACGCCTACGCCAAGCCCGCAGACTACGCCAAGCCCATCGCGATCCGCCGTGTCGAAGAGGACTTGCGCACCGCGCCCGAGTATTCGCCGCCCTTCACCCTGCCTCACCAAGACAGGATGCGCCTCGGCTTCACCGTCGAAGGCGGCAAGGTTTACAGCAACGTCAAGGACGCCACGCTGGTTTACATCAAGAACCAGATGACCGCGAACGACCTGTCGCCGCAGATGCGCCTCGCCTTCGTCACCGAGCTTGCCGCCCGCCTAGCCATCCCCGTTGCCAAGCTGTCCGCCAATCAGGTCGAGCGGCTTGAGCAGAAGGCGATGATGGCGAAGGAGGATGCTGTCGCTGACGCCATGAACGCCAACGACCAGATGATGCCGAACTACAAGTCGTCTGCCGAATGGGCGCGCGAAGGCTTCCTCGAATGAACCCCCGCTATTCATCTGTCAATTTCTCCAAGGGCGAGGTCGGCCCGCAGCTTTATGCGCGGTTCGATGTTGACGCTTGGCAGGCTGGCCTGAAGAAGGCCCGCAACGTCACGATCCTCAAATATGGCGGGCTGACCAAGAGGCCGGGTCATCGGTTGGTCGCCGAGGTGTTGAATGACAGCGAAGAGCAGCGGCTTATCCCGTTCGAGTTCTCGCTCGACCAAACCTACGTGCTTGAGTTCGGGCAGGGGTATGCCGCCCCGATGGCGCTGGGTGGCCGCGTGCTTGAGGAAGCGCTGGCCATCACCGCGATCACCGCTGCCAGCACGGCGCAGATCACTGCTGCGTTTCATGGGTATCTGGTGGGCGAAGAGGTCTATATCGACGGCCTGACCGGCACGATGGGCGCTCTGCTGAATGGCAGGTTCTGGACTGTTCTAACTGTCCCGACCGACAGCACCTTCACCATCGACGCAGACACGACCGGCATGGTTTTTGTGGCCGACACTGGCGGGATCACGCGCATCGAAGAGCCTGACCCCGAGCCGACAGTGCCAGTGCCACCGCCGCCGCCGCCACCAGTCCCGCCGCCCACAACGCCGCCCTATGATGAGCGGCCCCTGCCACCCGGCGCGGAGGTTCCCTGATGCCAGTCTATCGCGTTTACCGCGCAGCCACCCCCTACAATGGATCACAGCTTGCCGAGGTGGACTACGAGCAGACCACCGACACGGTGTATCTGGCGCACCTCGACCATGCGCCGGGAAAGCTGGTGCGCTCGGATCACGCAAGCTGGCTCTACTCGGCACTGACCTTCGGGCCTGACATCGCCGCGCCGACCGGCTGCGATGCGACCGCGACTATGCCGAACACAGATAGCGCGAACAGCGGCGACAATTACTTCCCGCAGCCCGCCACCTATGTCGTCACCGCCCTCAACGATGACACGGGGCAGGAGAGCCGCGCCTCGAACGCAGACACCGCGACCAATGATCTTACGCTGAAGCGCAACTACAACACGGTGTCGTGGGCTGCGGTTTCGGGCGCAACCCGTTACAATGTTTACAAGGCCGACAACAACCAGTTCTTCGGCTACATCGGCACGACCGAAGACCTGCAATTTCGCGACGACAACATTGGCCCCGCACTGGATCGCGCACCGCCGCGCGCTGAAAACCCCTTCCCCGGCACAGACGATTACCCCTCGACGGTCTGCCTGCACCAGCAGCGGGCGCTGTGGGCGCGCACGCGTAACGTGCCGAACGGCATTTGGGGGACGCGCATCGGGATCAACCAGCTTGAGAACTTCGACCGCGCGATCCCCGCGCAGGCCGATGATGCGTTCTCGATGGCGATTGTGTCCAGTCAGGTGAACCCGGTGAACCAGCTTGTGTCCACCACCAGCCTGATTGCCCTGACCACGCACGGCCTGTTCAACATCGACGGCGACGGCAATGGCGGGGTCATCACTGGCAACTCGCCGCCCGCCGCGCGCAAAGAGATCGGCAGAGGTGCCACACGCCTTCGCCCGCTCGCCATCGACAACGCCGTGTTCCACACGTCAGCGGTGGGATATGCGGTGCGCGCTATCGGCTACAGCTTCGAGCTTGACGGCAACCGCTCGAACGATGTCACGATATACTCGCCGCATTTCTTCGAGAACTTCCAGATCGTCGATTGGGCCTATGCCGCAGAGCCGCGCTCGATCATTTGGGCGGTGCGCTCTGATGGCAAGCTGCTCGCCTTCACATGGGAGCAGGAGCAGAACGTGTGGGGCTGGACGCTGTGCGAGACGCAGGGGCTTTACAAGGGCGTGGCAGTCGTCACCGAGCAGGGCGAGGATCGGGCCTACTTCATCGTCGAGCGCGTCATCAACGGCGTGACCAAACGGTTCGTCGAGCGCATGGCCTCGCACCTGTGGGAGAATGTCGAAGACGCCTGCTGGCTCGATTGCTCTGTGTCTGGCAGCTTCGAGACGCCGCGCGGCCTGTTCGGCGGGCTGTGGCATCTTGAGGGAGAAGAGGTGGCGGTGCAGGCCGACGATGCCGTTTACGCTGGCCTGACCGTTGTGAATGGCGAGGTCACACTCCCCGAAGGCGTCACTGCCAGCAAGGTCACAATCGGCCTGCCCTACAGCGTGCTCGTTCACACCCTACCCTACCGCGTCACCGGCCAGCAGGGCAGCAACCTCGGGCGCAGGCAGCAACCGGGCGATCTTGTGCTTCAGCTTCGCCAGACCAGCAACATCAGGGCTGGCATCCCCGGCAAGCCCTATGCGGTCAAGCAGACGCTCGGCAACGCTGGCTCGGCCTTGGGCTTGCTCGACGGGACGACCGACACCATCACCACGGCCAATAAGGCTGGCGAGGACGTGGAGATCGTGATTGAGCAGACCCTGCCATCGCCGTTCGAGCTTCTGGCAATCGCCGTCGAGCCTCTCGTTTCAGGATGAACACCCGCATCAGGATTGTCCCAGCCCGCCCTGTCCATGTGAACCGCATCGCCAACCGGATGCGCGAGATCGACGAGAGGGAATGTCTGGCAATGGGCCGCACCGGCAAGCAGGCGCTTCGCGCTGGCATCGCCCGCTCGATCCGCGCGTGGACTGCGCTGGTGGACGGCCAGCCTGAAGCGATGTTCGGCGTGGTGATCGAGAGCGCATTGGGCGGCGAGGCAATCCCGTGGTTCCTCGGAACCGACGAGGTTTACCGGCATGGCCGCGAGCTTCTGATGTGGGGGCCGGGGATCATCGACCGGCTGCATGATTCAAGGTTGACCCTGCGCAACCTAGTGTCCAGCGAGAACCGACGCGCGATCCGGCTGCTTGAAAAGTGGGGCTTCGAGATCAGCGCCGACGAGCAGGAGATCAGAGGCATCATGTTCCGTCAGTTCACCAAGGAGCCTTCCTGATATGTGTGGCCCCGCCGCCCTTGTGCTTGGCGCTGCTGCCGTTTCGGCTGTAGGCTCTGTCGTGGGCGGCATGGCCGCGAACGCGCAGGGCAAGTATCGAGCCAAGGTCGCCGAGGCCAACGCCTCGAACGAGCGCGAGAATATCCGCATGGAGCAGGATCGCACCAACCGCGAAGCCCTGCTGCACTACCGCAAGGTCGCGCAGTTGAAGGGTGAGCAGCGGGCGGCTGCTGCGGCCAATGGCGTGAGCACCGACTTCGGCACCGCGCAGGACATCGTGACTGACACCAACACGCTCGCCCGCGAGGATGCGCGCAACATCTACGGGCAGGGGTTCGAGAGCGTGCGCGGCATGGATCGCACGGTGTCGAACTTCGTTGGCGAAGGCCGTGCAGCGCGAGCAGCAGGTAAGGGCGCGCTGATCGGTTCGTTCTTCGAGGCCGGAAGCACGGCCCTTGGTGGCGCTGCGCAATACAAGAAGATGAAGGAGGGCTGATGCGCGCCCCCTCCTATCAGTCACAGACCAACGCCCCGAGCGGTTCGCAGGTGCGCCTGCAAGCGGCTGATAATGGCGGTGGCGTAGCGGGCGGAATTGCGCGTGGGCTTCAGTCTGCCGCGCGCGGGATCGGCCAGTATGCCGAGGCCGAGTTCGCGATCCAGCAGAAGCACAACGACATTCACGCCCGTAAGCTGAAGCTCGAATGGCAGCGTGAGGTGCAGCCGCTGCTGTCCGAATACGGCGCGATGAGGGGTGAGGATGCGATTGCTCGCGCCGCCCCTCTGCGCGAACAGATCACCAAGCTGCGCGACACATATGCCGAGCGCGCAGGCAACCCGAAGATGCGGGAAATGTTCTCGCTCGACACCGAGGCAGACCTTCTCCGGTTCGACGGCAACATCATCGACTATTCGACCAAGCAGCAGTTTGAAATGGACTTGGGTGTCACCAAGTCGGAGCTTGAACTGTTCCAGCAGCAGGCCGCGTCGAATTGGGCAAACCCGCTTGAGCACGAGCGCTCGCTGGCTGATGTCGGCAGGGCGTCGGCGCGCGTGTC